ACTCCAAGAACACTCTCGTGCAGAACTGCTCGTTCGCCAGCATCGATTCTGCTGCCATCTGGTACGAGCAGATTGCGTCTTACGACTACGCCAACAGCCAATACTTCAACACCACCAAGAACTATCAGTCCAAGATCACGAACTGTCAGTTCGTGGCGGCATCTCATTCGACGCCGGGGCGCGCGCTCATACATGCCATCAACACCGATGGCATAGACGGCGTCATCGTCGATTCAAACCACTTTGAGTGGACGGACGTTTGCCTATCTGGCGAGTCCACCTACAACACCGCAGACCAGCCGGAAACTGCAACCTTTACGTATGCCAGCCCCGCTGGGCGCGCGGCGCTTGGCGCTGTCAAGCGCCAAGGTAAGTCGGTGGTATTCGCCAACAACAACTGCTACAACTGCTCGGAACATCCCGCCTATCCGGCGATGGTGGATGTGGTCATCGCCAACACCGACGCGCCGACCATCTGCAACACCGCGCCGATTCAGACGCGCAGCCGTGGAATCGCGGTCACTGGCAACACGGTCATCGGCTACTCCAGTTTCATTGCCATCACCACGCCGACCTCCCAGGCGACAATTTCTGGCAACGCGTTCTACGCTAATGATGTGGAAGACAAGGACGGCGGGGCCGTCGAAATTCGATCCGCCGGCCTTGCGTCTTACATCACCAATCGCGCGCCATACCTGACGATGACGCCGATGGGCGACATTGCCATTACCGGCAACGTCATCGTAGGGCCGAAAACTTTTACGCCCACCGGGGTGCTCTACCAGAACGGTCTTCGCGTCTACACTGATGCATTCGACGCGGTGAATTTCCCGGACGGCCAGATTATCAACATCAATGTCTCTGGAAACTCATTCAAGTATTTCCAGAACTATCTGTACTTCATTGACGATCAGTACAAAAACATGATCGTCAACGGAAACAACTTCACGGCCAAACCGTTCACGAAAGCCGGGTTCAACGGCAGCACCGCAATGGCTACGAAAGCGGTCATATTGTTGTACGGTACCAGCCTGACAGAAGCGCGCTACACCACCTTCACCAATAACGCTGTCGACGGCGCGGCAACGCTCATAAAGTCTAGAACTGGAGCTTTCCCGGCAACTACCCTCTACGCACCTGAGCCGTTCAGCAACAACAAACTCGACTACATTCAAGTCACCAAGACGGCAGATGTGCGCGATTTTGATTCGTTGAACAACTTTCGCGGAAATATCGGCGCGGCATATCTGGATCGCACCTATACCGGCAGCATGTTGTTCAATGCTCTTGCTACTACCTCTGGTTCTGGCGAACTGAAGTACAACATGTTCTACGACGGGACGAACGTTCGCTTCTATACGAACGATTCTGGAACGTTTATCACCCTGTAGACTAGGAGAAAATAATGCTCAAGGCATTTTCCGCAGTCGCCAATGCAATTCGCACGGCCGTTGGTGGCTTGCTCCAGATTGCTGGGCCGAGTGCTGGAGCAACGCGCACGATGACGGTGCCAGATGCCGACTTTACGGCGGCTCGCACCGACGCGGCGAACACTTTCACAGGGGCGCAAACCCTCGGAAACGCCGCCGCAAGCGCCGAGGCAAAACTTAGCGTTCAGCCCACGCTGGTATCTGTCTCTACGTCGGCGACAACGATTGCCACCAATGCTGGCGCTCTGGGCAGTTTCGTCATCGTCAACGGCATCAGCAGCGGCGACAGATTTTGCGATTTGCTCATGGCTTCAACCGGCGCTGCGCCGGTCGTCGTGCAGAGTTTTACCGCAATCGGTTCTCCTGCGGCCAGAACATACACGCGGTCTGCATCGGCGCTGCAATTGGCGATGGCATCTGGCACATATTCTGTGGTGGCCCTAACAATCGGCTACTGAACGATTTAGCGTAACACTGCCCGAAAGCCTGCAATGAACATCCCCCGCGACAAGATCCTGCACCTCATCATGGGCGTCCTGGCCGTGGCGGTCACCTACGCCGCTGTCTGGATCGGCCAGCACAACCTCGGCTTCGCGCTCGCGTTCGTCTCGACCATGTTCGGCGCGTTCTACGAGTGGCAGCAGTGGTATCGAGGCGAGGGCCAGGTCGACATCTGGGACGCCGTGGCAACGGCAGCGCCGGGCTTCGTGGCCTGGGGTCTGCTGGAACTGATCCGCTGAAGCATGAAGACGCCGATCCTCGGTTCGTCCTACGTCGTTCGCAGCGTCAACGCTGCGGACGCGCGGATGGTCAACCTCTTCCCCGAGATCATCGCGGAAGGCGGCAAGGAGCCGGCGTTTCTGCAACGCTGCCCGGGGCTGCGGCTGCTCGCCACCGTGGGCAGCGGACCCGTCCGCGGGATGTGGCAGTTCGGCGCTTACGGGTACGTTGTCAGCGGCAACAGCCTCTACAAGATTGACACGGCGTACAACAGCACGCTGCTTGGTGCCGTCAGTGGCACCGGGCCGGTCAGCATGGCCGACAACGGTACGCAACTGTTTGTCGCGGCCAACCCTGACGGGTACATCTACAACGCCAACACCAACGTGTTCGCGCAGATCACCGACCCGGACTTCCCCGGCGCGGTGACGGTCGGTTACCTTGACGGCTACTTCGTCTTCAACGAGCCGAACAGTCAAAAAATCTGGATCACCAGCCTGCTTGACGGCACGCAGGTCGACCCGCTGGACTTCGCCAGTGCGGAAGGCAGCCCGGACGGCGTGATTGCCATCCTGTCCAATTTCCGCGAAATCTGGGTGTTCGGCACCAACAGCGTCGAGGTGTGGTACGACTCGGGCGCGTCGGACTTCCCGCTGCAACGCATCCAAGGCGCGTACAACGAACTCGGCTGCGCGGCTGCGTACACGGTCGCCAAGATGGACAACGGCGTCTTCTGGCTCGGCCAAGACGCCCGGGGTCGGGGGATGGTGTACCGCGCCAACGGCTACCAAGGTCAACGCATCAGCACGCATGCCGTCGAGTGGCACATCCAGTCCTACGGCGACATCAGCGACGCCATCGCCTACACCTACCAGCAAGACGGCCACTCGTTCTACGTCCTGACGTTCCCATCAGCCGACCGCACCTGGGTCTACGACGTGGCGACGAACTCCTGGCATGAGCGGGCCGGGTGGTCCAACAGCGTCTTCACGCGGCACCGCAGCAACTGCCAGATGGTCTTCAGCAACGAGATCATCGTTGGCGACTACCAAAACGGCAATCTCTACGCCTTCGATCCCGAGGTGTACGCCGACGATGGGCAGATTCAGCGGTGGCTGCGGTCGTGGCGGGCGCTGCCGACCGGCCAGAACAACCTCAAGCGCACCGCGCACCACATGCTCCAACTTGATTGCGAGTCGGGCGTGGGGTTGAACCTTGGCCAAGGCAGCGACCCGCAGGCTATGCTGCGTTGGAGCGACGATGGTGGCCACACCTGGTCGAACGAGCACTGGTCGGGCATGGGTAAGATTGGCGAGTATTACCGCCGCGTCATCTGGCGCCGGCTGGGCATGACACTCAAGCTGCGCGACCGCGTGTACGAGGTCAGCGGCACCGATCCGGTCAAGATCGCCATCATGGGCGCCGACCTTATCATCAGCCCCACGGACGCCTGATGGTTTCGCCCAACGCCACCCCAACGCCGATCACGCCGCCGCGCGTGCCGCTCTTGGACGAGCGCACGGGTCTGATCTCGCGTCAGTGGTATCTGTTCTTCCTGAGCCTGTTCCAGAGCGCCGAGAGTAACGACTCGCCCAACCTCGGCCCGGCCAGCCAGGACAACAGCGGTGAACTGGCGTTGCTCTACCAAGACGCGCAGCTTGCGTCGATGATGGCGCGCTACGATGAGTGTTGTCAGCGGCTGGAGCAGCAGTTCGCCACGTTGCCGCCACCTGCCCAAATTGACGAGATCATCAAGCGTATTGACGCGCTGGAAGTGCAGCCCCCGCCGCGCGAGTTCAAGCGGTCGCGCTATGGGTCGTTCTACAGCACCGCCACGCAGACCGCGACCGTCATCAACACGGCCACGGCGATCACCTACAACACGACCGACCTGAGCAACGGCGTGACCATTGGTACCACGACATCCCATGTGATCGTGGACACCGAGGGCATCTACAATTTTCAGACCTCGATCCAACTTGACAGCACGGTGGCGACTGCCGAGGCGTTTTACCTCTGGTTCAGGCTCAACGGGGTCGATGTGACGAACTCGGCCTCGCAGGTGCGTGTGCAGGGTAACAACGCGGAAGTGCTAGTCGCGCTGAACTACTTCTTCAACCTCAAGGCCAACGACTACGTTGAACTCATGTTCTCGGTGAGCAACCTCGGCGTGCAACTGCTGGCCTCCGGTGCTGTCGCTCCGCACCCCGGCATTCCATCGGTCATACTCACCGTGAGCAACAACATTCAAGGAGTCCAATAATGACCGTCACCGTCAAAGTCCTTGTTCCCGCCAAGACGGCCGAGAACACGCAAACTACGCAGTACACTGCCAGCGGCGTGACGGCGATCATCGATAAGTTCACCGCCACGAACTACAGCGCCACCACGACGACGATCAGCGTCAACCTGGTGACCGCTGCCGACACGGCCGGCAACCAGAACCTGATCGTCAAGACGAAATCGATCCAGCCGGCCGAGACGTATACTTTCCCCGAACTGGTCGGGCACGTCTTGGCACCGAGCGGATTCATCAGTACGATTGCCGGCGCATCCTCGGCTATCAATATCCGCGTCAGCGGCCGTGAGGTGACTTAAATGCCTTGGCAATTTCTCATCCCCGCCGCCGCTACGCTGCTCGGCGCCCGCATGGCCGGGCGCAGCGCGGAGAAGGCCGCCAACACCGAAGCCGCGCAACAGCAACGCGCGCTGGATCTTCAAGAGCGGATGTACGAGGAGGGCGTTGCCCGGCAGCAGCCGTTCCTTCAGACCGGCACCGAGTTCTTCAACCGGCTCGCGGCGCTGCAACGCGGCGGCCCGGGGGCGGCGCAAGAGTTCTTGCAGATGGACCCGGGCTACGGGTTCCGGCTGTCGGAAGGACTGAAGGCGCTGGAGCGCGGCGCGGCAGCACGCGGCGGTCTGGTTTCCGGCGCCGCGCTCAAGGCCGCGCAGCGTTACGGGCAGGACGTGGCCTCGCAGGAGTTCGGTCAAGCCTACAACCGCCTCGCTGGGCTGGCGCAGATCGGCCCGTC